TAAGCTTTCCAAGCAGCGTGGGTATTCCATCTTGATCGTTCTCGGTGAAACAGTAAGCTCTCTTCGGTTGTTCTTTCTTTGTTGTCATGTTAAGTGGTATACTAACTAAGAAGTCTTTCTTATTTATACCCAATTTTAATATTGTAAAATTAAACCCTCGAGTCGGAGATCTAGCTTGCCTAACTCCTATTGGGCCGGAGATGCCCGCTAGACCGTGTATGTTTCGGGGTTAGGGTTGGGGTTAGGGTTAGGGTTAGGGATCGTGGGGTTAGGGTTAAAAATATAATTGCAAATATTCAGATTAATAGTTTTATTCTGATTAACAAAGTGTTAGGAATTATGGTAGTAATTCCCCGTCACCGGTGATATCTCTGTCAGGGATAGGTTCTATGAAAGTGTTGTCTGCGTCTTCGTGTACTTGTTCTGGAATAATAGTAGTTCCTTCTTGCGTTGAAGCTGTAGTTGCTAAGTTGATCTTTCTGTCGAAGAAATGACAATAATATTTGATCCAAATTTGTCCAAAACAGGCTCCGTCAGGTGTGACTGCTGTTCCGGCATCTGGTGTCTCCATTCTTATAATGAAGTACCATTGGTTGGTAGGGTTATCTGTACTATTTGTACAGTACCAATCTTCCTTATTAGTTGGTACGCTGAACATTTGTTGGGTTCTTTTAAACCATTTGATTGTTGCCTTGGCATTTCCTGCTCCAACGGAACCGATCATATATCCTCGTACATCTGGCTGTCCAATCATTTTTTGAGTCATATCTGCTCCGTATGTTCTTGCACAGTGAGTGTATCCTCTTAGTACGGATGCATTTTCTCCGGCTGCTTCTGTCTTGCTATTATTTTGTAGCACTAAAGTGATCTTAGCTGCATATACGTAGCATTTTCCGTAAATTCCCATCCATTGATTCCATCCAAAGGCAGAGCGTTGTCCTGTTCCGGTTGTTACGTCTGGGTCATATGGGCCGTTTCCACGATACCCTATGGTTTGTGTGTATCCGTTGCTGGCATTTAACACAAAATTCATTTCGTCATAGTATTTAAGTTTAACAATTGCATTATCTGGGAAATAGTATTGCTTAAAGCGCAAACTTTTTCTAGCACGGCCTCGACGCGCTCTAACACGTGCTCTACCCCGTCGCACAAGTCGTCGACCCCTCCTTCTGTTAGTTCGTCTTCGCTTAAACACGCGTCTTCTTCGCATTTTCTCTTTTGTTGCATAATTAAACAATAATAATTTAGTTGCACAAACAATTTATTTATAGTTAACCGGTTAACCGTGTAACGAGGAGTGGCGGTATAGTATTACCCGCCACTTCGTTACGCGTTACACTACCACTCCTCAGGCTGCCCGCAGCTCACTCCCTTGGTTCTCACTGCCTCCTCAAGCTCAGCATATGTTTCCAGCGTTACTGACTTCCCATTAGCAAAGAAGTAGCAGAATTTGCTGAAGCGCCGAGTGACCGCCGCTAGCCTCGACTCGCCGTATTTCTGAAAGTTATACCATTGCCTCGGCAAGGTGTTACTTGTAAAAACACTACATGTGTTTGAGAGGTGGGTGTGCCCTCCCTTAACTTGAGCGTCCACTGGGTAACGATCCACGAGTCGGCAGAAGTCATCGAGGCTAAACCAGCCACGGTTGAAATCATCGTAGAGGATGACATCCTGTCCGTTGTAACCGTCATACCAACCGGTTCGGACGGGCTTCCAGTAAGCATCTGGGTATTTAGCAGCGACTCGGTGAGTCTTCCCGCATCCGGGGGGGCCGTAAAGTAGGATTGCGCGGTGGGGTACCTCGGGGTCTCGGGGTCGTCCGTAGATTCCCACAAGTTTCTCAATTCCTCGGTGGTAACGGATGAACTGGACTGGGAACTCGTCGGCAAGCTCGGCTGCAGTTGCTCCCAGTTTGGCTCGGGTTGCGACTTCCAGAAGATCCCCTCTGGCTCCTTGGCCTCCTCCACTCCATTCTCCGAATTCCCAAGGGCCATCTCGTCGTGATTCCTCTTTCTTACAGTAGTCTCTGGCCTGTTCTCTGGTTCCTCTTCGGGGCTCCCAATGAGCTGTTCCTGAAACCTGTACCTTAAGCCAGCTAAGTCGTTGTGGTTTGTCGAGTTCAAGGTACCCTTGTAGGTGATCCACTCCTCGTCGCTCGCCCTCATCGCCTCTCTCCAGTTGGCATATGCAGTATCGTACTCCTCCCAGTCCTCCTCTAAGCTTTCCAAGCAGCGTGGGTATTCCATCTTGATCGTTCTCGGTGAAACAGTAAGCTCTCTTCGGTTGTTCTTTCTTTGTTGTCATGTTAAGTGGTATACTAACTAAGAAGTCTTTCTT